GATTGAGAATAAGAAAGATGAATTATATACCAGTGGCAATGAACGACATTATGAGCAATGGGCGAAAGAGGTAATTGATGGGGATGGTAATAAGGTCATTGCCAATGCTCGTGCGCATGGTGTTCGGGATGGCTCAGGGATTGTATATCTGGCCCTTATATCGGTCGCTGCCGGTGCACCTACAGATGAAGAGGTTGAATTGGTAAAACAGTACATAGAGATCAGAAGACCTGTTGGAGCCAAACCCATCATTACGGCTGCGGAAGGTGTAGACATTACAATACGTGGTGCGGTGTCGTTGAAGGAAAGCTATGATATAAATATTGTGAAAAGTATTGCAGCCGTAAAGATTCGGGAATATTTTGCCGAGAACGCTTTTCAGAAATCCCAGGCCGCACTGAATTATTACCGGATTGGAATGATATTAGGCAACATTGAAGGTGTGAGAGATGTTTTGGATTACACAATAAATGATGCCAGGGATTCTATTCCGGCAGATTATGATGAATATTTTACATTGGAGGAGTTGGTGCTGGATGGCGGTTAATGGCGAGAGAATGCTGCCGTTTCGGGTAAGGAAAATGTGTCAGATGGAAGACTTGCTTCAGGCAGAGCAGGTAATGTTAGGCACTATTGAGGACATCATTGAAGACATGATCTATGAAGCATCTCTTCTGACGGCGGAAACAGTCACACCGGAGTATTTGAAAAAGCTGGTAACGGAAGTATTTAAACGGGAAAGTACGATAGAAGAATACCCAGAAGAACTTATCGTTAAAATTCGGCTGAATATCAATAGCGGTGAGCCTTCTTCCCCATTGCTTTTGATTGAAAAAACCAATATATATATTCCGGCACATTTGAAAGTCCTTTATGAATATGTTTCTAAACACCTTTTAAAAGGTGTTTTTTACGTGGCACAACCGAGGGCGGATTATGTACGGGTATCTTATCCCTATGCTCCGCTGGACAGCCGATTGCAAAAAACAGTTAATCTCTATACTGCAATTCCAGTTTTAGAGTATGTGGAACTGAATGTTCCGGTCAATAGAGGAGGATTAGAATGAAAGGCACAGTTATAACAAATAGCGGAATACAACTGCTGGTCAAGCTGGCTGCATCCGGGAGAGCGTTGGAATTTTCTCGTGCGGCAGTGGGAACCGGACAGATTCCAACGGGGTATGATCCACAAAACATGATAAATTTAAATGCTTATAAAATGGATGGAACCATTGCTTCCTGCAGTGCGGCAGGTGATACGGCATCCATTGTATTCCAGCTCAGTTCCGAAGGTGTAACAACCGGATTCACTGTTACTGAAGCCGGTATATATGCAATTGATCCGGATCGGGGAGAAATCCTATACTCTTATCTGGATATGACTCAGGATCCCCAGTATGTTTACGCTGATGGCAGCACGATTACAAAGTTTATTGAGATGACATTGAACGTCGTCATCGGGAGTGCCGCCAATGTAACAACCTACATTAATCCTAATAGCTTGATTAAGCGTGAAGAGTTTGAGACAGGGTTATATAAGAAGGTTGATATCTTGGGAGGGGACATTTCTGACACGGTTATAACCGCTGCCAGTGTCGTTGCTGATGAGTTTCCGGATGTGGATTCAGAGGAAAAGCCAAAGACGTTTATGGCGAAGACAAAGAAATTCTTTGCTGATTTCAAGGAATTCAAGAACGCCATTATTACGGTCAGCCGTCTGGCCAATAATGGGCAGGTAACGGAGGCTGGTTTTGCTTTGGATGCACGATATGGGAAAACGTTGTATGATTTGTATTCTGAATTATATAGTGATTTGATTGTTGAAAATATATCATCAAAAATCTTTGCAATTACAGTAACTGAAATTATTCAACTGACAGCCCGTCGTTTTCAATCAATGTGTTTTGCAAGTTTTACTATAAAAGTTTCAGCGGATACACTGAGTGGGTTATCATTCTTTTCACTTGATTCCAGTATAACACCATCTGTGCCGGCCGAGGGAATCGCAATTAGTGCCGATAATGAACCTGCCCTTGCTCATTCTATATCCGTAAGCAATACCGGTGTCATACGATTTACAGCGGTGCGTGCGAATAATATATATAACGGTTCTCAGATTAAGGGGCAGATTGTTTGGTTTATCTAGATTAAATAATCATTTACAGGCTCCTTATGCTGCTCCATGTACCCTCTGATACCCTATGTAATAACAAGCGAGGAGTATTGATGAAAGCGGTCCATACTTGAGTATTGGTACTGGTATATGCATAGCCTATCAGCATACGCCTTGTCGAGCTGGCAGCGATATTCATCCATAACACACTAGTTGAACCAGTATAGGTTGTTCCATCAATTACTATATCTGTGTAATCTGCTGATGAGAACCAAATGCGATCACTTGGCAGCCGATTGTCGATCGCAGTTAAATCACTATATAGTTAAGCTGAAACAAGAAAAGCAAAATAACGGAATACGTGATAATTTAACAAATTACTCCTTAATAACCAAAATTGTTATAATCTAACGGTATTAGATAGGAGGATATCGTTATGAAAGAAGAAGTGATTAAGGATATTTTGAGTGCTATGACAGGTATATTAGATATGGAACAGATGGAGCATTTGGGTAATGTTCTGGTTCGAAAATTGTATGAAATAAAAATGGAAAAAGAAGTGCATGATCTGGTGCCTGTTGAAAAGAATCAAAATGAACTGAAAATCAGACTGTTTCTTGGAAGCAAAAGTACAACTGGGAGAAAGAATAGCACACTGCAACATTACAATACGGAAATTCGTAATGTCCTGGCATTCCTGGATAAGAATATTGAAGATATTACAGCTATGGATTTGAGGTATTATTATAGCTATTGCCGAAATGAAAGGCATATAAGTATGTCAACAATGCAGACCAGACTTCACTATCTATCAAGTTTTTGGGAGTTCTTAAATGCAGAGGGGTTAGTGATTGAAAACCCCGTAAAAAAGATAGGCGCGATTATGGTTGATAAGGTTATAAAAAAACCATTTTCAACAGAAGAAATGGAATCTTTGCGTGTCAATTGTTTTGCGATCAGAGATCGTGCAATCATGGAGTTTTTGTATTCTACAGGTGTAAGGGTATCCGAATTAACTCAACTTAATGTCCAGGACATTGAAATGGGAAAACAAGAAACTATTGTAAACGGCAAAGGCTCAAAAGAGCGCAGAGTATACTTGACCGATAGCGCCAAGTTCTATCTGAAAAGATATTTGCAAGAAAGAAAAGCGACAGAGGGATTGACTGATGAGGAGCTTCAGGAGAGACCTTTATTTGTGAGCTTAAAAACACCTGATAAACGATTGTCTGTAGGAGGTGTGCAATATATGCTTAGAACGTTAGGCAAACAGTCAGGTGTGAAAAATGTACATCCACATCGGTTCCGCAGAACAATCGCCTCGGATCTGTTGTCTCGTGGTATGCATATCGAAGAGGTGAAGGAATTGTTGGGACACGAGAAGCTGGATACAACAATGTTGTATTGTACTATCAAGGAACAAAATGTAAGAGAATCATTTAGACGGTTTGCATAAGAAAGAGAGGATTTTATATGAGTGCAGTAGAAAAATTAATAGCGATCGCTGAGGCCGAGGTGGGCTATCTGGAAAAAGCCAGCAACAGTCAGCTTGATGATAAAACGGCCAATGCTGGCAGCAACAATTACACCAAATATGCTCGTGACTTGTTTCCGAGTTTGCAGGCACAGGCATGGTGTGATATGTTCGTAGACTGGTGTTTTGTTCAGGCATTTGGCAATGGGCCGGCAAAGCAGTTGCTTTGTGGAAAATTTGATGCATACACGCCATATTCGGCTCAGTACTACAAAGACAAAAAACAGTACCACACCTCACCATTCCCAGGCGATCAGGTCTTTTTTAAAAATGCCACAAGGATATGTCATACCGGCATTGTCTATAAGGTCACGTCCACAACGGTCTATACCATCGAAGGCAACACCAGTTCTGGCAGCGGGATAATTGCCAACGGCGGAGCGGTATGTAAAAAGTCCTATGCTCTGTCCAACAGCAACATAGATGGATACGGTCGTCCGGATTGGTCGATTGTAGATCAGCCAGAATACACGGTCGGTTGGAATCGTGTTAGCAACGGCTGGTGGTATGCGGATACGGCGAGCAGCTACTACAAGTCTTGTTGGCAGACCATCAACGGCCATCGGTATTACTTTAATTCGGATGGCTATGCCGTGACTAACTGGCAGAAGATCGACGAAAAATGGTATTATTTTGAGGCGACTGGCGGGCATGACTTGGAATGTGCGTTGTATGTCTCCGATGGGGATGGAGCACAGATGATTGGTATATTTTAAAATAGGTGGAGGTAATGCTCTGCTTTATTTATAAGTATTTTCTAATTAAAATAGTGATTTAGG